GCATAATAATCCTAATCATCAACACAATCACCAATTAATCTAATTAAATTTTGGTAGATTGCTGGTGGTATATTTGAGCCATTATCAAGACTCAATTCATATTATCTATATGCTGTTATAAATTTGTGATAATAACCTAATTTTTGAACTGGCAAATTTTTAATAATATTGGTAACAATCGGATCATTTGGTAATGTGTGTTATAAACTATAACTTAACGATTATTATAACAAATGGACATCAATACCCAAATAATCAGAATCAGATAGTAATTACATCTCAAATATTCTTTTTGCTTATCTCACAAAATATGTATTATATCCATCTATATAACCTAACTTACTTAAAAACTAAAATGTATTTGGATCATTATATATAATCATTTTTACACACTGGCCTAAACCATGTGTACCTTCCAACTTATCACTATAACAATATCGGATACCATATTCAAACATTGCTTGTTATCCATCTTCTATTGCAACCAACATATCATCCCCGGCAACCATCCATTCCATTTTAAATTGTGGGTGTTATTTCTTAACTATATGTTACACAAACTCAAGATATGTATCGGCTCTAATTGAATTCATACTGCCAGTATCATTCTTGCCAGATGCCATAGTACCTTTTATCTTACAACTAAAGGTACAATGTCTGTCTTATTTCTTGCCCACAAATAATTAATAATGTGCATACTTACCGCAATTTATATCGTAAGCTTCAACTTAATGTTGACGTGGGATATCAAGCTTATCATATAAACCAGTTTCACTATAAATATAGTTATCTACTGCTTCCCTTATCCACCAATGTTAAGTAGAATCAAATCTCGACCCATCCAAGGTGACAAAAATTGGAGTCTTAAATTAATCAGACATATGTCTTACCTTGGTTTAAATCCACTCAGGGGTTCTGCAAATGGCAATACGATTACTTGTTAATATATGTGCATTAACTATTTAAGTAACAGCTCCCCCATAGATTACTGTTGCTTCCGGTGCGGAATATATACTTCGTGGTTCTGATTCTTTATAATTAGTAACATCTCTTAATGTATATTCACCGTCTTTTGCTTTTATTGTACACTAATAATTTAAATTCACCTAATTCCTCAACTTCTTATATTTTTGTAAATATAACTTATATTTTGAGGGTTACTCATTATGAATTTTGGTTAAATAATTTGCCACGCACGGTCTATCTCCAGAACTATTTATTTGTTTAATCAAATTGTTAATACTACTATCTGGTCTTCTGACAAAATTTGTGTATTCTTTTGCAATAGTTTTATCAGCATCTAACAATGAGCCAGCCTGACGTTAAAATAATGAACTTATAGCGTTAATCGGACAACTAGTAAAACAATCTACTATATTATTACCGTTCAACAATCCATATTATGTAAATTTTATTTTTGGATTGGCTTTACTACACGAACAATATTTTAACAAATGGTCATAAAATTGATCTGTTTAATCTTCCGTCATGTTTATTTCATTTTTCTCAGTATGCTTTATTGTAAAAAATGGCGTAGTAATCTTATAATCTGTCATAATCTCTTTATTATATTCCATAATACGAGAAAACTTATGCCTTGAAATATGAGATCTAGTTGCTACAACATCATCAGAACCAACATTCCTCCATTAATTAACGACTCCGTTATTTATATATTTCATCCATTGAGCCAATTGTCTCTTCAACATATCTTATGTTATTTCTATAAATATATTCATTACCTGATAAAAATTTACAAACCTTTAATAAATATCAATTAAATATTGGCTACTCATATAATCCGCAAAAATACTATATTTATATAATATGTAACATATTGTCATAAATATAATTGTAGATTAAAATTAATAAACCATATTTAAAATTTTTGTTTACCAAGTTTAACATAATTGTGGTTCCTACTCTTTCACATCAACCATTTATGTCTTCGTATTAGTATCAGTACCCAAAGATTTATCAACTGGGATTTATATATTATTAACATCAAATATAGTTGTAAAATACGGATTTTAAGTTTTCTCCTCCGATCTAAACCATGTAGTAGATTGTTCTGGTTTGCTTGTCATTTTTAAATTACACAAATTTTCCCTATGTCTATCACGTAATGTCAAATAACAAAAGGCTCTATAAAATGATTCTCTTAATTCTTCGTTGGTGTCATTTAAAACGACAGTAGTACGTCCAATAGTTGATCTACCATAATTCTTGATAGCATTATTTATTCTAATTGCAATTTGTGCTTAATTAGTGAATACTGTGTTATTAAAATCATTAACACAGTAATCAACCAATAATTTATCCGCCGTCACATAACCATATTCTTTACACCACAAAGCTGGATAATTTAATTTTGTACTTAATTTACATTCGTTTTAGCCATACAATAACAACAATATATTAGGTCCAATACGTAATACTAATTATGTATTAACATAATTGTCAACCCAATCTGCATGTACTATTACTTACACTTATTTTTATGTGTATTTATATGCAATATCTCTACCAACTTTTCTTGTGTATGATATTTAAGCAACATCATTATCAATTAATCTAACTGATAAACCATCTGTTAGTGTATGATAATTCACTTACTATTTTTGCACACCATTAACAATAATACATAACCTATCTCTAGGAACAGTCTCTAAAAATTCGTTCCAAGGAGTATAACCTAATACTTTTGTGCCATCTGCCTAATATAAGATTTACGACGGGTCAACATCAGGTATAAACAATTCTTATTTAACATTCTAATCTAGATTAAAAGGAATTATCTCGGATTATGCTATAAAGATATTCTTATTTTTAAAACAATCTTTAATCTTGATGTATAATTCATACATCTTATCCTATATATTAGTCCTGGTTTATCTTATCATCTCAATTATTAAAAATATAATAGAAAATAAATATGTGCA